ACTGAGTGGGTAAATATTGGTAGACACTCAAGAATTTCAGATTTACCTAAACTACAAAAGTTCAAAGTTGGTGATTTGAAGATTTCAGAAACTACAAGATTGTTGAATATGTTATCAAGTAATATGACTAAAAATGAACAGAATAAAATGATGCACAATCTTTTAATGTTCTCAAACTCTATGGTTCGATATAGAGATTGGACATCAAAAGGATATCCTATTTATCCAGAGCGATGCACTCGACTTGGTGGTACTCCACTGAATGATACGATTGTATGTGCGATGGACATAGTTCCACAGTTCAAGAAAAACACTGGTGTTCAGAAAGTTCACTCAATATTCCTTACTGATGGTGACAGTGTTAATATCAATACTAAGTTTGATATAGTTAGAAAAAGAGATGACGAGTATGGCGAGGGTACTGCTGGTTTCAGAAGTTATGGTAACTCAGTTTATACTGACCCTGTTACAAACAATCGACTAACTGATATAACTCAAGATTCTAGAAATTGGACAAGAAATGACCAGACCATCTCATTACTCAAGTTACTCAAGAAAAGAGTTGATGGTATGAACGTGGTTGGTTTCTTTGTTGCAAACTCTACAAAAGGTGGTAACATTCCAAAAGATATTATTGAGAGTAAGTTTGGTATCAACAAGTTTCAAGATTGGGTCAAGTTCAAGTCAATAGTAGATGAAGTTAAAAAGACTAATGTTGCAGTTTGCACAACTGAGGGATATGACGAGTTCTACATAGTGCCTGGTCAAGTTCCAGAAACATCTGACGAGTTAGATGTTGAAGTTGGTGCAAACAAAGGTGCATTGAAGAGAGCATTTATGAAATCTGCAAATAACAGAATGAAAGCAAAACCCATGTTAAATAAATTTATTTCAATGGTTGCATAAAAAGACTTGACTTTTGAAACGAATCATGGTAGCTTGTATGTATAGTGAGAATTTAATTAGAGAGGTTATATTATGTATTTTTCACCACAAAAACAAAAGTTTATTGATGCCGCTGTCGATATGTTCGGTGATGGTGTCGTTCTAGATAAACAAGGTGTTCGTGACGCTTCTGTGAAAGCAGGAGTTCCACTCGCTGGTTGGTTTATGAAAACCTATAAAGTAGGTTACAATCAGTTCAAACTTCCGTCTGAAACACAAAGTGTTGTTCAGACTAATGTAGTATCAGAACCAGAAGTTCAGACTACAGTAAACTTAGTGGCAACCAATATGGAATCACAAAATTTAGTTCCTAGTGCATTCGAAGGTTTTGTGCCTTGGGGTCATCACTCGACAATCAAACAGATTGTAAAGTCTGGTTTGTTCTATCCTGTGTTTGTTACAGGTTTGTCTGGTAATGGTAAAACTCTGATGATCGAACAGATTCATGCAGAGATGAAAAAAGAACTCATTAGAGTAAACATCACTATCGAAACTGATGAAGATGATTTACTTGGTGGTTTTCGACTCGTTAGTGGAGAAACCAAGTTCGTTCCTGGCCCTGTTATTGAGGCGATGGAAAGAGGATGCACTCTACTACTTGACGAGTGTGACTTGGGTTCAAACAAGTTGATGGCGTTGCAACCAGTTCTTGAGGGTAAAGGTGTTTACCTCAAAAAAGTAAACAAGTGGGTTACTCCAAAGAATGGTTTCAATGTGATGGCAACTGCAAACACAAAAGGTAAAGGTTCAGATGATGGACGATTTATCGGTACTAACATTCTTAACGAGGCGTTCCTAGAAAGGTTCGCAATCACAATCGAACAACCATATGCGACAACTGCTGTCGAGAAAAAGATTGTACTTGGTGCAATGAAAAAATATGGTAAAGTAGATGAGGACTTTGCAACTAACTTGGTCACATGGGCCGAGGTTATTCGAAAAACTTTCTTTGATGGTGGTATTGATGAATTGATATCAACTAGAAGACTTGACCACATAGTCAAAGCATTCGCAATCTTTAGTGATAAGATGAAGGCGATTGAACTATGTATCGCAAGGTTCGATGACGAAACAAAAGAGTCTTTCAAAGACTTGTATACAAAAGTTGATGCTGGGATAGACCCAAATGCACCAACTGATGATAGTGAGGAACTTCCTTACTAATCAAAAAAAATTATGTGAGACTTGAATCTTAGGGGTTCAAGTCTTATATATAATAGTGATGATGCCAAAAGGGTCATCCTAATATAAATTAATCTTGCTTAATAAAGGAGATATAAAATGACAAACTTAAGCACACTTAGAAATGCTATTCAGCAATTCGACACAAATTTATTCACACCTTATGCAGTTGGTTTCGATAGGACGTTTGATCGACTATTCGATTATGCAACCCATCAAGCAACTTCAACAGGTTTCCCCCCATACAATATCGTAAAGGATGGTGACTATAACTATACTATTGAGATGGCACTTGCTGGGTATTCTAAAAAGGATATCGAAGTGGAAGTAGCCGAAGGTGTACTTACTGTAAAATCTATCAAAGATGTTACCGATGGTGACGAGGGTAAAATTTATAGTGGTATCGCAAATAGACAGTTCACACGAAAGTTTACTATATCTGATGATGTCGTTGTGAAAGATGGTGAGTTGAAGGATGGTATGCTTCGTATCACACTTGAAAGAGTAATCCCAGAGGAGAAAAAACCTCGTATGATTGACATCAAGTAATTTTATATTTTTAGAAAAGGGGTCTTGACAACAGACCCCTTTTTATGTTACAGTAGTTCTTATAAGTATTAGAACGATTCGTTTGAAGGAGAATTTTTTATGGTAGAAGTTACACACAGAGAAAAAACAGAAGAAGAAGAAAAGGTTATTGAAGAAGTTAGAAAAACTGGAAAAAATTGGATGGGTGAAACATCAATGGATGATGTTGAAAAACCAGAACCAGCAGAGAGTGAGAGAGTTAATTTAAAAATTAATCAAATACCAGCGATAACATTTCTAGAGGGTAACTTACCCAGAACTATGTTAGATGAACTCAATGCACACGTTGATGAACACAGAGAAAAGATGTCAGACTATTCTGGTAATCTAGTTGGTCAAATTAAACAAACAGCAAAATCACAACAACTATCATTAGATAGAGAACATCCTACAGTTCAAGGTCTTATGAACTTATTAGGAAGTGCTGGTCGTGCATTTCTAAAAAGTTATTCTAATCAGATACCACTAGATGGTGGTGCAGATGCATTTGATAAAGCACCTGTTGATTGTTTTTCTATGTGGACAGTTCACAGTTATGAGGGTGACTATAATCCACTACATGACCATGATGTTTCCTACGACCAGAAATGCATGGCGTTCTCAATTATACTTTACTGCATAGTGCCTGACCAAATTGCAAAACTAGGTGATAATAAAAAACTACATTCAAATGGTGGTGCAACTGATGGTTGTACATATTTCACTTGGGGTACAAATACTGGTGCAGACCATTTAGTTCTCAAACCAAAAACAGATAGATATGTTGTTCCAGAAGAGGGTAAGTTCTTAATCTTTCCATCTTGGTTAAATCATAGTGTTGCACCATTCTATGGAGCTGGTGAGAGAAGAACACTATCTGCAAACTTTAGAGTACCATTCGGAGCATCTGCAAAAGATAAAAGTAGTGGTGACTTACATTTTAAAAATATGTTTGAAAGAGAAAAAGAACCAGAGATAACTGCTGATACCGATATAAATGATATCATCTAATATGGAAGAAAAACAATTTGAAGTTTCTTTCGATATGCGAAACAAACTCGCATTGCAGATGTTACACGTTACTTTACCACCAGACTTTGTTGATAAGATAAACAATTTCATTGATGGTAAAATAGAAAACCTAGATGTGATACGTCAGAACGCAGACTCGAAACATCCACCAGGCATAGATTTAGATATTGGTTTGACAGAGGATAATCAAGATGTAAAACTTTTGAAGTCTACACTTGATACTGTCTGTGGAGAGTATCTAAGACAAATAGGTCATGGAGATAGTCACGTTGATGTTTTTGAGTCATGGTCTATCTTGAGTTATGCTGGAGATTACAATCCACTACACGATCATGGTGTTGCAACTCCTGCTGGTCTTTCTATGATATTGTATCTAAAAGTACCAGAGTGTGTAAGAGAACTACCAGACCCAGATGACATAAGTATGAATTATTGGTCAAATGATAATTATGGAAGTATAGATGGTTTTACATATTTTTCGTGGGAACACAGAAATCAAGATATGTTAAAAAAGTTATATCCAGTTGGTGAAGAGTATTTCAAACCAAAGGTAGGAAGTCTGTTGATATTTCCTAATTGGTTGAAACACGCAGTAATGCCTTTTTATGGTCATGGTGAAAGACGAATAATATCTGCAAATGCAAATGTCATACCACCAGAGATGTTTGATTGGAAGAATAAATCAGATGAAGAAAGACAACAAGTGATTAAAGATTTACGAAGTGTTAAAACTAAAAGATAAAGAGAGTTAATTATGGAATCAAATTATGAAGTAAAAACACAATTGCGTAGTAAGGCTGCTTTACATATGTTTAGAGTAGACCTACCAGACGATTTTGTTACTAAGATAAACAAATATATTGACGAGAAACTAATACCTAAAGACGAGAACTATGGTAAAGTAAAAGGTAATGCAGAACTCCAACACAGTTATGCTAAAGGTCTTGTGGGTCAGATACGTCAAGATGAAAGGTCTGCACAACTTGATTGTGATGTTTTAAATTACTCTGATGAAGATGCAAAACTTCTTAAATCTACACTTGATGCATCATCAAAAGAATATCTACGTCAGATAGGTCATGCTGATAGTATTGCAGATACATTTGAAGCGTGGACAGTTCATAGTTTTTCTGGTGACTATAATCCACTACACGATCATGGTGTGTTAACGCCTGGTGGTTTATCTATGATATTATATCTACAAGTTCCAGAGTGTATATCTGAACTCCCAGACCCAGATGATAAGGGTGGAAATATTTGGTTTAACGATAGTAGTGGTGAGGTAGATGGATTTACATATTTTATTTGGGATATGAGAAATCAAGATATGTTAAGGAAGTTACACCCTGTTGCAGAAGAATACTTTAAACCAAAAGTTGGAACATTACTAATATTTCCCAATTGGTTGAAACACGCAGTGATGCCATTTTATGGTGAAGGTGAAAGAAGAACTCTAGCTGCAAATGCAAATATTGTTTCTCCAGATATGTTCAATTGGAAAGATGCATCTGAAGAGGAAAGACAAAAAATACTACACACAATCAGAGGTAGTAGATATCGTTATGGTGGAGGTGGAGGAGGCCTTGGTGAGAAAAGAGATTGAATACAAATACAATGAAGACAATATCCTAACCGAATTAAAAGAATATATTGACAACACATATGGTCAACACTATAGTCACAAGAACTTTCAGGCGACTGAGTTTGTGATTGATAGTGGACATGGTGAGGGTTTCTGTATCGGTAACATAATGAAGTATGCACAACGATATGGAAAAAAGAATGGTAAGGACAGAAAAGACTTGTTAAAAGTAATTCACTATGGTATAATGGCGTTATACAACCATGACCTTGATAATGGTGATAAAGAATTGGATGGCTTAGGTATTAAGTCTGAAGATGGATGTTAATATAATAAGGAGATATTATGAAATTAAGTGAACACACACAATCAGTTCTGAAAAATTATGCAAGTATAAATCAGAACCTAGTTATTAAAGAGGGTAACGAATTACTAACTATGTCCTCTATGAAAAACATAGTTGCAAAAGCGACAGTAGAAGAAACCTTTCCAAAGGAACTTGCAATCTACGACTTGAATGAGTTTCTCGCAGCTCTATCATTATTCAAAAATCCAATCCTAGATTTTGATGAACAGTTTGTCACTATCAAAGAAGAACAAAGTCCTAGTAACTCTTTGAAGTATTTTTACTCAGACCCATCTGTTGTGCAAACACCAACTAATAGTATCACCATGCCTTCTGAAGAAGTAAAATTCAAATTAAGTAATGGTGACTTATCTAAAATGAAAAGAGCATCAGCGGTTATCAATGCACCAGATATGACACTTGAAAAGTCTGATGGTGTTTCATCACTAGTCGCAAAAGATAAAAAGAACGATACTGCAAATAACTATTCACTAGATGTCGAAACTCAAAGTGATGGTCAGTTTAAGTTCTACTTCAAAGTAGATAATCTAAAACTCATGGATGGCTCTTATGATGTTTCGATATCATCTAAGAACATTAGTCACTTCAAGAGTGAGAATACACAAGTAGAATACTGGATTGCATTAGAACCAGAATCATCATACTCTGTTTGATTTTGGTGATATATTATGGAAACATTTTTATGGGTCGAGAAGTATCGACCAGTAACTATTAGTGAATGTATTTTACCAAAAGATTTGAAAGACACGTTCTCTGAGTTTGTAAAAGACAAACACATACCTAATCTTATATTGTCTGGTTCTGCTGGTGTTGGTAAAACAACAGTTGCGAAAGCGATGTTAGATGAAATAGGTGCAACATCTATGATGGTAAATGGTTCTGAAGAGTCTGGTATTGATGTCCTCAGAACTAAAATCAAAAACTTTGCATCTATTGTATCTCTTGAGGGTGGTAGAAAGTATATAATACTTGATGAAGCGGACTATCTAAATCCACAATCAACTCAACCAGCCTTGCGTGGTTTCATGGAAGAGTTTCATAAGAACTGTGGATTTATTCTTACTTGTAATTTTAAGAATAGATTGATAGACCCACTCCACTCTCGTTGTAGTGTGGTAGACTTTGTGATACCTAATAGTCAGAAACCTAAACTTGCACAGAAGTTCTTTGATAGAGTGACTCATATTTTAAATGATGAAGATGTAGATTTTGACATGAGGGTAGTTGCAGAACTTATCAACAAACACTTCCCAGATTGGAGAAGAGTACTTAACGAACTACAGAGATACTCTGCATCTGGTAAGATAGATACTGGTATACTAGTTAATATATCAGAGGTAAATATAAATGAACTCATGCAATCACTCAAAAAACACGATTTCAAAGGTCTTAGGAAATGGGTTGTTGACAATATTGATAACGATCCTGTTCGTATTTTTCGCCGTCTTTATGATAATCTGTACGATAATATTGACCATAGTACTATACCTCATGCTGTCCTTACTATCGCTGATTACCAATACAAGTCTGCCTTTGTAGCAGACCAAGAGATAAATCTACTTGCGTGTTTGTCTGAAATTTCAGTTCAATGTAAATTTAAGTGAGGTGAATTATGTATCATGAACATGATTTTTGGACACACTCTACACCACTCTTAGAACCAGATGTAATAAAAGACATAAACAAAACTGTAAGTGAAAGGTATTACAAAGTTGAAAAGAAAGACATGGGTGCAAAAAGCAAAGATGGTAAGTACCTAAAGAATATAGAACCAAAAAATATATACTTGAGAGATTTACCAGAAGCTTTACTAGATGTTTTTCATATGGGGTTTCACGTTTGTCATCACTCTTTTGGTTTTACTACGTTTCCTTTAAACAGATGGGATACTTTACTACACAATGTATATTCTTCAGATATACAAGGTCACTATGGTGAACACTCAGATCAATCTAGAAGCCAAATTTATGACACAAAAATGACTATATTAGTAAACTTATCAGAGGGTGAGTATGAGGGGGGTGACTTGATAGTGAATAAAGCAGTTACAGATTTTAGAACGCCTGGTAGTGTCATAGTATTCAAGTCTTATTTACCACATGAGGTTACACCTGTTACTAAAGGTGAGAGAATAACACTAACATACTTTATCACAGGGCCCAAGTCAACATGAATTATGAATTAAAAGATTATCTCAAAGCGATAAACAAAACAAAAGAAAAACTTATGGATACAGATGATGCAATGTGGGAAAAGAAATATCCAGCGTATGTTATTAACAAATGTATTGCACCATTTAATCAAGAAACAGTTCACTTTGTAAATGCAATGAATACCAACCACCATGTAGACTCTAAACTACAGTTTGACTTTTTACTAAATAGTCTGAGGTCAATGGATAGATTTACTCCATGGCTCAAGGCGAAAAAACTAAGAAACATAGAGTATGTTAAAGAGTATTATGGGTATAGTAATGAGAAGGCAAAAGTCGCTCTTGATGTACTTAGTGATGAACAGATTAAGACTATTAAGAATAGTTTGAGTAAGGGTG